TTCTTCTCTACCATTTTCTGCTCTATCAATAAAGCATACTCCTGCTGGAACTCGTTAAGCGTTTCTATTAGCTTTCTATCTTGCATTCTTACTTACTTGGTAGTCCCTCGCTTGCTTCGCCTTTTGAAACGAAATGAGGTTAAGAAACTCTCGCAAAGGGAGTTCAAAAAAGTAACCCCATTTTGTAGCGTCATTGTTAGAGAGGTTATTAACCGTGTCGAGCCAGCCATATTTTGAGTCAAACGTGCTAACTTTTTCTCCGCTTTGGTCTTTATCTTCTCCAGCTCCCTCACCGAAGATTCCAATGTATGCGTAGCGAATCTGAGATAACTGGCTAAAAAAAAAGCAGACAAAGGCTGAACTATTGACATTGGTACGTCTAACATCTCGTTAGCTACTTCTTTGTGGACCTTGCTATTATACTTAGCCTTTTTCCACCCGTACCACTTCTTATCATAAGGAACGCAGAAGACGGCCATTACTTCGTGAAGGTGGTCTATTACCTTCTCAGGGTCTTTTAGTAGGTGCATCAAAGTAATATACTGGCCCCCGTTCAGTTCGTAAACGTCCGAGAATACCCGGTACTTTTTACCGTTACATACAAAGCTCTTAACCTTCTCCTCTGGTAGTGGTTGGGTTAGGAACTCTAACGCCTTCATGCATTGGGCGTAGGTCTTCAGGGTGTAGTCTTCTATGTCGTCCACGCTTGCGCCTGACATTATAGAGATTATAGCTACGTTTTTATCGTACTCGTCCCCGTCTTCTGTTAAGATTCCCTGAAGAGCTTGGAACTGTCTAACGGTAACTGCCGTCCAGTCTTTGGGTAAGTCTATCTTCATTTTATATAAATAGAAATTTGGTTAATTTGTATCTGTTCATAAATTGTAACCGATTGTAACCAGTTACCTAATACTATACTTTCCAGTATTCGCCTTCAGCTTCTCCATAGCCACATACCGCAAAGCGTCTAAGGCGTGGTTGTTGTCGTCTTCTGGCACGTTGGTTACTTGGTTAGTCTTATAGTCTCTTTTCCAAGCGTAGTTACGAAGCTCCCTAATTACGTTAACGCTATCTTCGTGGACCATAATCTGAACGCTCTTTAGCTTGTCGATTCCAGACCTTATAGAGTCAGCCCCTTTGGTTACGCCCCTTATCCTGAAGCCTGAGCGTCTTAGTTCTTCTATGCTTTTGGGTTCTGCTGAATCGGCTACTATTTCGTCCGACCTCTGAAGCCCACACTTACGGGCTATATCTGCGTTCGTTAAGCCAGTTTCATAGATGAGTTCTTTAACCCATAACTTACCCCCGTTGTAAAGTACTTCTATTAAGGCGGTGGGGTCGTTCGTAAAGCCGAAGTCTAAACCGTAAGCCCTCCACTTATACCCGGTGGGCCAGTCTTTAGTCTCTGTCCAGTTCTCATAAATTGCCCCTTCTCTTCGGCTTCTCTGACCAAGCCCGTAAACCTTCCATTTGTATTCGTCTGCCGTGCCTCGTTCGTGGTTCTCAGGTGTCGGCTGGTAGCTATTAATCTTATCTCTAATGTGCTGGTCTAAGAAAGTGTTATCCAACATAGTAGAATGGATAAGGACCACGTCAGGACGCTTTAAAACGTTCTCATAAATCCAATGTTCGTCAGTACTTGGATTGTAGTCTAATATCCATTTACCGCCCTTACATCTTTGCTCTAATTGGTCAAATGAATCTTTACTTATCTCAATAGCCTCGTTAAGCCAGAATAGGTCCGTTTCGATACCGTGTAGCTTCTGTGCATCATCCAAGCCGTAGAACTCATAAGTTGAGCCGTGGAGGTTATAGATTAACTCCGTCTTATTGAACGCTTCTTCGTTAAATTCACCAAGCGAGTTGAAGACCTTTTTAAATGTGTCAAGTACCGTGGGCTTAATCCACGTTCTTCTGAACCTCGCAATAGCAAATCTCTTCGGGCTTTGCGTACCGAGGCAGTATAACGCCTGACATATCGACCATGTCTTACTACTTCGGCTTCCACCCTCCAGCACAATTCCCCGAACGGATTTATCATTAAGGGCTTTCCAGAGTTTATCAAAAATTTCAGTTCCATTAATTACCATCGGGCCTATGGATTACGACCTCTATTATTTCGGGCTTTCCACCGTTAATAGTTTGCTCTACTTCTTCTTTCGGCTTTCCGTAGACCCTATCCCATAGCACGTCTAAGATATGAATAGAACCCTTTTTAAAGTCTCTACTTGCTTTGTTCGCTATAAGTGCTACCCAGAAAGGTAGGCTTTCGTCCTTCGCCAGCTCCATTAGTTCGGACCTTGTTTTACTTAGTAGGGTCTTTACAATGTCCTGCGTCTGAGATTTGGTTAGCTTTACATTATGTTCAGCTAAGAAGTGGTCCTTTAGAACTGTCTCTATCTTCTTTGGTCGTCCGTTAGGGTTACCGCTTTGCCCTTTCTTAAAGGGTATTAAGTCTTCTTTAGACATCTTCTTTAATTAATGCGTTAAATACTACTTCTTCTTTAGTGCTTCCAAATACCATAAAAGCGTCCATAAGTTTAGAGTAGTCTTCTTCGGTGTATTCAAGTGTAATCTTAAAGCTCTGGCCTTCGTCTGGTTCTGCCGTGTCGAAGTCATTAGGAAAGTCTAAGCCCCATTCGTTAAGCTCCTGAGCGTCCCACGTATTAGCCAGTTCGTCCCAGTCCCATTCGCCAAAGCCTACATTGTCTTTTACAATAAACTCCCTTTGTTTTTCTTCGCTCCAGTCTACTACCTCCACCGGGACTTCTTTCCATCCTGCCTCTTTCATTGCTCTAAGCCGCATATTACCGCCTAAGACTGTCATAGCTACATTCACTACCACGGGGCGCACGGCTGCCATTTCAGGAAAGGCTTTTAAGGACTTGACCAGCTTCTTAAACTTGTTGTCTCTTATTACCCGTGGGTTCTCAGGGTTAGGCTTTATCTCCGTTAGCTTCCGTAGTTCCATCTTTGTAATTAGTTAGAGCTTGTAGGGGTGTCTTACCCTTTGCCTTTGTGCAGTCTTCACCTATCCAATACGCGGCTGCATCTTCGCGGCTAAAGCAATACCAGAAGCCGTCATATATATTGTGAGTTAAATAAAGCCCGTAGTCTGTCATAGTTCAGTCAATGGTAAAAGTATGCCTTTGCTGGTGTTACTGTCTCCGCCTTTCTTATCTCGTTCAGTATTAACGTAGCCCCTGCATAGTTCTTTAAGGTGCTTAGTTTTAATTAGTCTTATCTGAGTGTCCGAAAGTTTAAAGGCGTACCATTCCGCTTCTGAAGTGGCAATACCTGAAGCCTTACCCCTGCTTTCATATTCTACGTAAACGTTCCCGGTGTCTAAAGCTCTAAGGTCGTTCTTAACCTCCACCTTTTTACCCTCGAATATTTCGCCCAGCTCTCGTTCTGCTACTTGGCCTATTTCTAAGTCGTGTCTAAAGTCGCTATTGTAGTTCATTTCTTTCGTCTCTTTGGCCTGTTGTCTTCGTAGTAACCAAGTAACCTGAACGCCATAATCTGAGGACTACGACCGCAAGTAAAGCAAACGTCTGCTTTAGGGTCTATAAACTTGTAGACCTCCTTATACTCCGCTACTTCTTCGCGGGTTAACCGTCCTGCGAACTTCTCCGCCTTCAACATCTCCAGCACGTAGACGTTAGCCTTTATAAACTTTAGAGCCTTAGCCTTATTCATAGTTCAAAGCGGTTTACTGCCCTCTCTACAAGCACCGAAATAAGCCCACACTTAATAGCAGGAATAACGCCTAAAGGTGCCGCGATTAACAGACCAAACCAGAACGCCAAACAAAGCCCACAATCTAACGGCTTTAGACTTTGCGAGTAGTCAATTTTCAGCAGTCTTTTTAGCTTTAGGTCCACTTCCCAGACCTGAATGTAAAGTAGTACTAATGCGTTCGCACATAAGGCGTTCCAGAATAATTCCATAGTAGTTATTTCTTAGTGTTTCAAGTGATTTTTTAACTGAGTTACCTATGCTTTTAAAAGGTATTCCCACCTTCTTAGCGACCTTTCGGTAAGACCCTTCTTCTATCCAGAGCTTTAGTATTTCGCGGTCATACCAATAAAGCTCCTCCATTAGCACTTCTACCGTTCTAATGTCTAACTCTTTTTCATAGTCGTAGCCTTCTGTATCTGTAAGCTCAGGGACTTCGTTAGTGTGAGTGAATAGATTATACTTCTTAGCGAAGTTAGACCGCTTCGAGGTCGCCATATTAAGTAACGAACGGACCACGTAGAATCTAAGGTAGCCCCCGGTGTTTATCTCCTGCCACTTAGCGTCTGCCATTTCCAGAAGTTGCAAAGCCATTTCCTGTATAAGGTCGTCAGGGTGTCTGCATATCTTAACCGCCAAAGCCATTAGCTCAGGGTCGCTAAGAAGGTCTACTATCGCTTTACTTTTTGATAAGCTCACGGGCTATAAGTGCCAGAATTATTAAAGCGCATAATGTACCTAATATTAAAAGTGGAATGTTTACCATAGCGAAAGTTTATTAACATTGTGAATCGAACTATTAATCACCAAAAGTATTAAAATAAGATAATACGTTATAAGTAGCCTAATGGTTACCGTCTTCAGCATACTACCCCGAAGCCTTGCGAGTCGTTTAGTTGTCATCTTCTTTGTTTTGGTTAGTCTCGTTCATAGCTCAACGTTTTACTGTTCACGTCCCAAAGTACACGCTTACCGAAGTAGTTAGCTACTAACATAATCTCTTCGCGTAGCTCCCGGTCGTAAGTCATTAGCGTTTCGACTTTCTTAATACCCCAAAGCGTGGTGGTGTGGTCACGGTTAAAGATACCGCCTAACTGCTGGAGCGTTAAGAAGTTCGCTACTGTTTTGTTCTTCAGGAGATACCAGACAACGTGCCGGGCTTCTACCCTGCCACGCTTACGGTCCTTACTCGCAAGCTCCGCCTTAGTCAATCCGCGCCTTTTGCAGACGTATGTTATGAGTTCGTCAACCGTTGCGAGGTTCGTTATTACGTCTTCTCTAAACCGCTTTAGTTCATAATCT